AAGTGAAAATTTTCACTTCCATGTTTTCTTTCCATAGTTGTTTATCTGGAAAGTCATAGTTAAAGAGGCAGGCATGATAATGTGGCCTGCCTAATTGTTCGCCATATTCCCCGCAGTGGAAATAGCGTATTTGTGTACCAGAGTTTTTTTTTCTAAGCCTTTTCATAAATTTTTGAAAATGGCTAATATTTATTGATTCATCATAAGGCAGATTTTCATCCGCATAAGTTAACGTGATAAAACAGTTATTCTGGTACAGGGATGCTTCATGGACGCATCTGATTGCCCATTGTCTGGATCGTTCCAGTCGACAGCCGATACATTGACCGCAATTGAGTGATATTTGCACGCTGTTAGGCACAGGATGAAAAGTAACACCAGTATCAGCCTTATAGGCTTCAAGCGGTTTGTAACAGGGCATTTATAGCCGAATACCGCCACGCATGACTCTGCGGGGCATATTACGGCGATTAGTTCTACTCGCGGTGCGAGAGAAGAGTTTTTTAGACTGACGTCGGCGCATTTTTTTACGATAAGCCATTGATTTGCTCCCATTCATAGATAATTATCGATGTATTGTTCATTATTCATCGGAATTAACGATTTGACAAGTGTTATTTCCGGAATTACGCTGGACAAGGAGCGGGAAGGCAGGGAGCCTGGGCTTTTATAGTGGATAGGATATCCGAATTTTACTTGATAGCGCCGTTTTGGTGTCAGTCGTACCAATTACATCAAGTAGGGAATTGGTACAGGGGGATGGTTATCCCCAGAGACTGACGCGCTGCGCTTGTCGGACTCCAAAAAAAAGACCAGCAGAGCTGGCCTTCTTTTTCGAGTCTTGGCTTCATTCTGGATTAGATATATCCGGTTTATCGACTTCGGTTTTTTCCTGATTAAGTTTTTCAGAAGGTTTTGATGAGGCCTCAGGTTTTCCAGAGGGTTCAGCGAGGCCGAGATCAACCATCTTTTGGTTGTTTTCAGGATTTGTGACGAAGTCTAGGAAGGATCCGGGATCATTAGAGAATTCAGCGCGTATTTTGGCAGGGAGTGAATCAAAGAGTTCTTCTGCCATGAGAACTTTGTTCAAGTTATCTTGATAATCAGAGATTTCCGAAAAATCACCATATTGAGGTGACTTTGCGCTTATATGTTCGACAATACCCGTTTTTTCGTATCGAGCCATAATATTATTGATATTAGACTCATTTTTGAAGGATTGTTTAGTTAATGTAGGTTCCCATTCTTTTATTGAATGGGGACGTTTAGCGACCGAAGGGGAATGGTTTTCTTTGGGCATTTTTTACACCGGGTAAGTTTAATTTTAAGTAATCAGGGTTATTTTGCACAGAATATTTTGATGGAGTGTGCATAAAGTTTTTACCCTGATAATAGTTTCTTATTTCATTGAATGTTTTTTGTAATTCTTGCATAGCTTTTGCAGAATTTACTCCTAGAGAGTTAGCCAGGTCTTTTAATGTAATTACGCCAGAGGCGATAGAGTTTCCGATTTGTGTTGCTGATGTTCCGAGTTCTGCAGCAAGTTTTGCAGCTGGATCCATAATATCGGTTTGAGTTTTAATTCGTTCCGTTTCTGCTTCCGTTTTAGCGACCTGTGAGGCCGTTAGAGCGAGTTGAGCGGCTGAATGAGCATTGATATCCTTTGTGATAGAAGATTGAGGTATAGCAGCGCCTGTTGGAGATGAAGCGCCGCCTTTATTATAGGCGAGCATGGGATTAAGGCCGGCCTCTTTCATATCAGCCATTGAGCGCTGATAAGCCGTATTAGACATTCTTTCTTGAAATGCCATTTGTTCACGAGACATATTTATATTTGCCTCGTTTGCCTTTTTTTGACCCCATGCAGACGCGATCCCACCGACCACGCCGGCGCCTAGTGTTGCTCCGGCTAAAGTTAACATTAGAAGTGGTCGATCATGCCGGGGATCGCATATGTAGGCATTGGACGAGCGCATTTAAGATTAATATACGAATCAAATAAGAAATGTGGTTCGTCAGGAGTAGCGATAACGCGATCGATCGGGGGATCGTCACGTATAAATTGCGCTGATAGAGTTGGGAGCGCTTCAAAGTCCTGAGATAGGTGCCATATATCAAGTGACTGTGGATGTTGTGATCTGAATGCACCGGTGATCATGCTAGGTTTATATCGGTATTCTGCATATCGTTCTTGATAGCCGAATACTTCGTCATCTTCGGCAGTACCTTGAGCATAAATTTCTTTATTAAGTACTTCCTGCTCGCCTAAATGAGCGAGTGCAGGCCAGAAGAAATCCCAGCGAGTTTGGCGAGACCACATGCGGTTTATGCCTTGTTGATAAGTAAGATCGGCACGTGCAGATACTAAGCCGATTAGAATTGTATGTTCAGTAAAGGATTTAGAGAAACCGTGACCATTTATGGATGCTGTCCCCATTGCAGCCAGGTTACCTTGTGGATTAGCTGTATAACCAGTTTCAGGGTCAACAGCAGAACCTGAAGTTTGAGCAATTGGAGATATATTTATAGGTGTTGATCCACCGCCTAAATATTCAGGGCGTTGGAGACGTGCATCAGGTGAAGAAACACCGAAATGTGAGAGTATTGTTTCAATGTAACGAGTGCCGCCCCGGGCGTCTCTTTCGTAAAGTTTTTGAATCTGAAAAGATTCACGTAAGGCATTAATAGTTATTGCAGTAGCTTGAGTTAAATCAGCAACACCATTTGAGAATTGTAGCCCAGGCTGCGCGCCGAATTTTACGGCTCCCTGAGCAACAGTATCTTGTTTAGACCAATTAACAGCTTGAGTACTGGTTAAAGTGCCAAGTGTCATTCCTGAGATTGTATTGCTATTAAAGGTAACATTTAAATCATCAGATTCAATGTTACCAGTGACAGGTGCAGAGCCGCCGATCGGAACTGTTACGGCTTCGCCTTTTTGTGGCCAGGGTAAACAGGAAGTAAAGTAATCGTGTCGTTTGCCACGATTTTGGATTGCATAATCATTAAGATCAGGACCATCACCCATGGTGATAGGTAATTCATTTTGTAGATTTTCGTCACGGAACCATTCGTTCCAGATTAATTTATATGCACGAAAATGTAATGCATTAGGAGTTAGACCGGCTATACCGGTAGGGAGGCCAAAGTAGTCTGCTATTTGTCCATTTGAGAATGTTGAAGGTTCAAGTTGTGGAACTAAGAAGTCGGTTGATGCACCGGGACTAGGTTGTTCACCATTAAAGCGCGCCCAGTTTTGCCAGATTAGACGTACAGGAACCGCAAAGAAATGCGTGTCCATGAACATATTGTCCATAATTGGTTTAAGAGGTGTGGCAAGTCGAGCAAATGCGGTGACACGACAATTGAAAGTATCACCGGGTAATGCTTCATCGACGTAAAAGGGTATTAATTTACCTGCATCAAATGTTGTTTTGTAGCCGTGAGAACGATCGAAAGATGATCGAGATATATTAGCCTTCGGGACTTGGCTAAATTGATGTTTCATTACTGATTTCATGATACGGCCTCAAGTTTATTACTGCGACATTCGATTGCAGTTGTTAGAGATTTTTTTGATTCATATAAAGATATTTGAGCAGTTTGGTCATCGAAAGTACCAAGTTCAAATAATGTGTAATCTTCTGGATGTTTGTTTAGTGCAGATTCAGGATCGTTAACAGTATCTTCAAATGCGCGCATAGCTGCGCCTGTTGAATTCATATAAAAGGGTTGTATGTATGCTTCGACCTTTGAATCATAGACAGAAAATATTTTTAGTAACATTCGAATGACCTTTTGATTTGTTTATGTTTTATTTGTTTAAGAGTTTCTTTAACCTGTAAACGTGCAGGAGTGTTATCTTCTGAGCGCGTGAATGCGTCATACTCCCGCTCGATTTGGATATCGTGGAAAGATTGTGGGTGATGATTTTTATACATTTTGTCATAAAATTTTGGTGGTTTAATTTTACGATTATTTATTATTACATGATCGGACGGGTAAACGTCCGTTTTATATTTAGTTAGCCAGGCACTGCCGATGCCTGGACGACGACTCATGGATATATATTCAGGTTTCAGATCAACAAGTTCACCGTAACGGGTGACATGTTTATAATGATCTTCTGCCATTGAGCCGGTAATTTTTTTTGTAATGTAGCGTGCTACATATGCCGCGGATTCAAAAGTAACCGCTCCCACAGTACAGTGACCGAGTCCCCATGTATCTGTGAGTAATTTGGAAGTGAAAATTTTCACTT